GTACTGGTGCTACTTTCTCTATTGTAATTAATGGATCTGGTGCTGCTACTGTAACAGTTACAGGTGCTGGTTCTGGTTATGTAATAGACAATACAATTACTGTTCCCAATGCAAAACTCGGTAATGGTACTGGTGCTGCAGACTTAACATTTGATGTTTCTGCTGTTACTGCTGCAATGCAAGGTGCAGGGCAATTCCTTAAATGGGGAACTTCACCTAATGAATATTATGCTACTGTTTATAGTAATGACGGTACTGACACATACAGTTTAACTTTATGGGATACCACAAAGAGAGTTGCAGTAGGTACAGTTCTTAAAGATAATGCTGGACTAACAATCGCAACTGTTAGTGCAATCGAGAGTAATGATGTTTACTCTGGATTAGAATATGACACTGGTAAGAAATGGGTTTCAATTGCTCCTCAACCAGGCACTTCACCATATACAAAAGCTCGTGGTGGTAGATTTGATGAGTTCCACATTGCTTTAATTGACTCACTAGGAAATGTAACTGGAAATCCAGGCACACTAATTGAGACATTTACATTTGTATCTAAGGCAAAAGATGCTAAGAGTACAGAGGGTGTTGTTTCATATTGGAAAAAAGTTATGGAGACTCAATCATCATACTTGTATGGTGGTGAAGATACTCTAGTTGCAGCTGGTGACATAACAGCAGTTGAATTATCAACTGGTTCAAACTCCGCTGGTAGTATTGGAAACAATGCATCGAGTACAACTTTCCCAATCTTTAACAAAATTGTAAGTCAAACTTTAGGTAGTGGTGCTGATTACGATTGGTCTACTAAATCTGCTACAATCAATAGTGCTGTAGAAACAAGTTATGATTTAGTAAGTGACCCAGAAGAATTTGGTGATATAGACTTCTTAGTACCAGGCAAGATTACTGGAACTGTTGCAGCAAAACTAATTGCTATCGCAGAATCAAGAAGAGACTGTATTGCAGTCATTTCACCACAAAGAAGTGATGTTATTAATTCAAGTACTTCTACTAAGAAGACTGATAACATTGTAGATTTCTTTAACACAATTGCAAGTTCAAGTTATGCAATCTTTGACTCAGGTTATAAGTACCTTTACGATAAGTACAATGATACTTACCGTTACGTTCCATGTGCAGCAGATGTTGCTGGACTATGTATTAGTTCAACAATCAATTCAGAGACTTGGTTCTCTCCTGCTGGATATAACAGAGGTAACTTGAGAAATGCAGCTAAACTTGCTTACTCACCTAGAAAGGCTGAAAGAGATAGATTATATACCGCAAGGGTTAATCCTGTTGTAGCATTCCCTGGCCAAGGGGTGGTACTATTCGGTGATAAGACTGGACTTTCATCCCCATCTGCTTTCGATAGAATCAACGTTCGCCGTTTATTCATCGAACTCGAAAAGAACATCGCAAGATTCTCAAAATTCCAACTCTTTGAGATTAATGATGAACTCACCAGATCCGCATTTAAAGGAGCTGTTGATCCATATTTGAGGAATGTACAAGGTCGAAGAGGTATCTACGATTTCTTAGTTGTCTGTGATGACAGCAACAACACCGCTGATGTCATTGATCGCAATGAATTTCAAGCTGAGATTTACATCAAGCCTGCACGCTCGATTAACTTCATTACTATTACCTTCGTTGCTACAAGAACAGGTGTTTCTTTCAATGAATTAATTGGTTAATCTTTATAAAAAACACACAGAGGTATAAAAACCATGGCAAAAGGTATTTCAGAATTTAAATCGAAATTAGTGAAGGGCGGCGCCCGCCCCAATCTGTTTCTAGTTCGTCTTAACTTCCCTTCATTACAAGGGGTTGTAGATATCGGAACAGATTCGAGTAAGACTGCTACCGAGACTGCGGAATTTATGGTCAAGACCGCACAGATTCCTGCTTCAAGTCTTGGAGTAATCGAAGTTCCTTATAGAGGACGTATGTTAAAAGTTGCTGGAGATAGGACATTTGAACCTTGGTCAGTAACAGTCATCAATGACGGTGAGTTTAATATCAGAAAGGCATTTGAAAAATGGTCTAGAGGTATTAACGCACATACAGAAAACGTTGGTCAACTCGGTTACGGAGCAGATGGTGGAGAGTCATATTGTAGAGATATGACTGTTTATCAACTCAGTCGTGACGGACAAAAACCAAGTAAGACACCATCTAATATAGAAGCTCCTGGCGTTGACGGATTGGATGTAGTTCGTGCATATCGTTTCTACGATGCATGGCCTTCTTCACTCTCAGCGATTGATCTTTCATATGAATCTAATGATCAGATTGAAGAATTTACTGTTGATTTTCAGTATAATTACTTCGAGGTTACAAAGTCCTCTTTGGAAGCCTAATAAATAGGATTGAATAGAAAGATAATCCCTCTTTAATATGGCAGAACTATTTGGATTCAGTATAAAAGAGAGGACAAAAAAGGGGAAAGTATATTCCCCTGCTCCTCCTAATAGTGATGATGGCACCTCGGCAGTAGCCGCTGGTGCCTATTTTGGTCAGTACTTAGACCTTGATGGAGTTGGTAGACATAATAACGAATTTGAATTTATTCGTAAGTATAGAGAAATTGCATTACACCCAGAAACGGATACTGCGATTGATGATATTATAAACGAATCTATCAGTAGTGATCTAGACTATGCTCCTGTAGATGTAGAATTATCAAATCTACAAGCTAGTGATAAGATCAAAAAAAGAATTAGAGAAGAATTTAAATATATAATCAGACTTTTAGATTTTGATAAAAGAGCTCATCAGATATTCCGTAGATGGTATATTGACGGTAGAATTTTTTATCATAAACTAATTGACTTTGATAAACCAGAAGAAGGTATCAAAGAATTAAGATATATTGATGCTCTTAAAATTAAAAAAGTAAGAGAAGTTAAGAAAGATAAGAAAGACTCTGGAGTATCCATAGACACTGGCATGAAGCTAGACTATGGTGAAACAGTTGATTACTATCTTTATTTTCCTAAAGGATATAAAGGAAGTGATAATAATGCGATTAAAATTGCTGATGATGCTATTTCATATGTACCATCAGGTATACAAGATCATAACCGTAACATGGTTTTATCGTTCTTACACAAAGCGATTAAATCAGTCAATCAATTGCGTATGATTGAGGACTCTCTTGTTATCTACAGAATATCAAGAGCTCCAGAACGTAGAATTTTCTACATTGATGTAGGTAACTTACCGAAGATGAAAGCGGAACAATATCTCCGTGAAGTCATGGGTCGTTACAGAAACAAACTTGTTTACGATTCATCTACTGGTGAAATCAGAGATGACAGAAAACATATGAGTATGTTAGAAGATTTCTGGTTGCCTCGTAGAGAAGGTGGTCGTGGAACTGAGATCACTACACTCCCAGGCGGACAAAATCTTGGAGAACTAGAAGACGTTAAGTATTTCCAGAAGAAATTATATAAGTCATTAAACATTCCACTCTCAAGACTAGAACAGGAATCATCATTTACTATCGGTAGAACAAATGAGATTACTAGAGATGAACTTAAGTTTGCAAAATTTGTAGGTAGATTGCGTAAGCGTTTTTCAGAACTATTTCATGATATGTTGAAAACACAACTTATCTTGAAAGGTATTGTCTCTCCTGACGATTGGGAGGAAATGAAAGAAGATATTCAGTACGATTATATCTTTGATAATCATTTCACAGAACTAAAAGAAACTGAAATGTTGACTGAAAGATTAAATGCAGTCAATATGGTTGAGCCTTTCCTTGGAAAATATTTCTCTGTTGAATATGTGCGGAAACAAATTCTTAAACAAACTGAGGATGAAATCGAAGAGATAGATCAACAGGTAGAGAAAGAAAAAGAGATGGGAATCATCCAAGATCCAATGGCAGCAATGGATGCCATGGGCGGTGAAGGTGGAGAAATGCCACCAGAAGAAGGTGGAAATGCTGGAGGAGGTGGAGATTTAGACTCCGCATTTTCCTCTATGATATCCCCAGGCGATTACGGTAAAGGCGATATCTGATAAATAATAGTTGTAACACATGATATTTTTAGTATGGAACCTGAAGTTACTCAACCAAATGATCCAATCGTTGCGGATATTTTAAATAAAAATCATCATAACGCTAACGAGAAAATATATAATGCACTATATGGAAAGAGTGCTGAATTTATCACTGCGAGAAAAGCTCAGATTGCAAAAACCATGTTCAATGGTCCTGATCAAGAACAACCAGATACGGATGCTTATGATGAGGTAGAACCTATTGTTCAAGTTGATGATAATCAAAGTGATGAATCTGAACCGAGTGAAACTGTAAACACAGACGAAACAGAACATGAAACTGATAGCTGAAGAAATTGTTGATGTTAATTTTTTAACAGAAGATAACAATGGTAAAACAAGTCATTTTATTGAGGGAGTATTTCTTCAAGGCGAAATAAAAAATCGCAATGGAAGAATGTACCCAATAGATACTTTACAGCGTGAGGTTGATACTTATAATGAAAGTTACGTTTCAAAAGGTAGAGCTCTAGGAGAATTAGGTCATCCTGATGGCCCACAAATTAATCTAGACAGAGTATCACATAAAATTGTTTCCTTGAAACAAGAGGGTAATAACTTTATCGGTAAAGCGAAAATCCTTGAAACTCCTATGGGTAAGATTGCCAAGAACCTTCTAGATGAAGGAGTAAAACTTGGTGTATCATCCAGAGGTCTAGGTTCAATAGAAAAGAGAGGTGATATGAATGTTGTCAAAGATGACTTCATGTTAGCTACCGCCGCTGATATTGTTGCGGACCCATCTGCACCTGACGCCTTCGTTGAAGGTATTATGGAGGGTAAAGATTGGATATGGAATAGTGGTTCTTGGAGAGAATCAGATATTGCCACCGCAAAAAGAGAAATTGACAACGCAAATGTTGATCAATTAACGGAGAAAAAACTAAAAGCGTTTGAATCACTACTCCGTAACCTAAAATTTTAATAAATATTATTAGAAAATACAAACTTTCCAAAGAGGATTTTCCAAATGGCTGTTGATGCAAAAGAAAAAGAACAAATTGAGGAGTCAAATCCAATTACTGCTAACGCAGAAGCGGGTGACAAAGCTCCAAAGAAATTGACCGATCCTACTCCAGGCCAATCTGGTAGCGCTGACGATCTCGGCGGGCCAGTAGTTGTACCTGACGATCCTAAGTCAATCGGTAAAAAAGCTGCCGCTGCTGCTACATTTGAAGGAGATAAGTCTATCAAGGCAAAACCTTCTAAAGCATCTGGTAAGGTTGCCGAAGAGGTCGAGGAAGAAGTCGCAGATGAGATTTCAATTGACGTATCTCAAGATGTTGACGCACTTCTACAAGGTGAAGAACTCAGTGAAGAGTTCCAGAAAAAGGCTGCTACGATTTTTGAAGCCGCTGTAAAAGCAAAAGTCGTTGAGCAAGTCGAAAAGTTTGAGAGTGACTACGAAGAAAAACTTGCAAAAGAAGTTGAGTCCGTAAAGGAATCAGTGGAAGCAAGAGTAGACGCTCATTTAGATTATGTTGCCGAACAGTGGGTTAAAGAGAACCAACTCGCCATTGATTCGGGTCTTCGCAATGAAATCACAGAGGAGTTCATCACTGGATTGAAGAACCTCTTTGCTGAAAATTACATTGATATCCCAGACGACAAATATGATGTTCTAGAAGGAATGACAGAACAGATTGATGAAATGGAAACTAAACTCAATGAACAGATCGAGAAAAATGTTGAGCTAAACAAAGCACTTGGACAGTATATTAAAAATGGAATTGTAAGTGAAGTGTCCGAAGGTCTTGCTCAAACACAGAAAGAGAAGTTTAACTCCTTAGTTGAGAGTGTAGAGTTTGATAGTGAAGAATCTTATCGTGAAAAACTAGGTACTCTTAAGGAGAGTTATTTCCCTAAGAAGCCTGTCACGCAGAGTGAAGATCTGGCAGAAGAACAAAAGGAAGACCAACCTCTAAACGGTCCTATGTCCGCATATGCGGCAGCAATTGATCGTTGGAAATAAGTTTCCTTCTAAATAATAAAGATTCCAAACAATTAAACTAACTTACGGAGTTACACTTAACATGTACAATTCGGAAAAACTTCAAGAAAAGTGGAAGCCCATATTGGAGCACAATGGTCTTGAAGATGTAAAAGATAATCATAGAAAAGCGGTTACAGCTATTCTATTAGAAAACCAAGAAAAATTCCTTCGTGAAGAGCGTGCAGTTCTTTATGAAGATCCTACAAACTCAGCTGGTACAGGTGGATTCAGTGGTTCTGCATCCCCTACAGGTCCTGTTGCTGGTTTTGACCCTGTTCTTATCTCATTGATAAGAAGATCTATGCCTAAGTTGATGGCATATGACATCGCTGGTGTACAACCAATGAGTGGTCCTACTGGACTTATATTCGCAATGCGTGCTCATCGTGGTACAGACAGAGATGGTAACGGTGCAACACCTAACGTATTCACCAACGAAACCTTCTATGATGAAGTTCCATCTGGTTTCTCTGCTGGTGGTGGTGCTTACTCAGCAGCTGCTGGTACAACTGCAACAAACCCATCAGTTCTTAACGCTGCATCTCCTGGCGCATACGCTGCTACAGGTGGTATGAACACAGCAACTCTTGAAGGACTTGGAGATAACACAGGTGCTTTCAGAGAGATGTCATTCTCTATCGAGAAAGTAACAGTTGAAGCAAAAGCACGTGCGCTAAAAGCTGAGTACAGTTTAGAACTTGCTCAAGACTTGAAAGCAATTCATGGTCTTGATGCTGAGACTGAACTTGCGAACATCCTCTCAACAGAGGTTCTTGCTGAAATCAACAGAGAAGTTGTTAGAACTATCTACGTTGTTGCTAAGCCTGGTGCTCAGTCAAACGTTGCAAACAGTGGTTCATTCGACTTAGACGTTGACAGTAATGGTCGTTGGTCAGTTGAGAAGTTCAAAGGACTTATCTATCAGATCGAACGAGATGCGAACGCAATCGGCCATGAGACTCGTAGAGGAAAGGGTAACTTCATCGTCTGCTCTGCTGACGTTGCTAGTGCTCTTAATATGGCAGGTGTATTAGATTACACTCCAGCTCTTTCTACAAACGGAGTTCCAGACGATACTGAGTCAACCTTTGCTGGTGTTCTTAACGGACGTATCAAGGTTTATGTTGATCCATATTCTGCAAACATAGCAGATGATCATTACTACGTTATGGGTTACAAAGGTTCTAGTGCATATGATGCTGGACTTTTCTATTGCCCTTACGTTCCTCTCCAAATGGTGAGAGCGATTGGTCAGGACACATTCCAACCAAAAATTGGCTTTAAGACTCGTTACGGAATGGTATCAAACCCATTTGCTGGTGGAACTACTCAAAGAAGTGGTGCTTTAACTGCAAATGATAACGTATACTACAGACGTACAAGAGTTCTTAACCTAATGTAAATCAGGTTACATATTTCTAAAGAGACCCACAAGGGTCTCTTTTTTTGTCTAAATAGTTAAAAAAGTTCAATGTCAGCTAATTTTGTATCTAATCCGAATAGTCCGCAGAATTTTCTGTCGGGGATTGGATTCCAATTTCAATTACAAAAACTTCCAAACGTTGCTTTTTTCTGTCAGTCCGTAAATGTTCCAGGCATGAATTTAGCGACTGCAATGCAAGCTACTAGATTTAACTATATTCCACAACCAGGCGATGAAATAAATTTTGATGATTTACAAATAAGATTTTTAGTAGACGAGAAGTTAAAAAATTATACATCATTACATAATTGGATTCGTGGATTAGGTCATCCAGCCTCAGGTCAAGATAGAGAAACATATCTAACAGGAGAAGATTATGATGAGATGTCTTACTCTGACGGAAGTTTGTTTATCTTAGATTCTAATTTTAAACATAAATTTGAAGTTAAATTTAAAGACTTATTTCCAGTTAGTATCGGTGGTTTAAGTTTTGATAGTACATATACAGATACAGAATATTTTTCTGCTGACGCAGTTTTTAAATATACCATTTATGATATAGTAGATCTAAGTAAATCTACACTTCGTCCAGTAGAAGATGAGACTGTAACAATTGCAAATAATGTAAGCGGTTCACTTTCATCTGGTACAGATTTAATTCTGACATACACATCAACTAATGCAAGATTCTTGACAATTGATAATGGAGTAGGAACTGTACCTCTAGATAATGGAACAAAAACTATTCCGTATGCCACAGTAAAAGCTGCAGCACCAGGCGGTAGTATTACATATACAATTACCGCAACAGGTTTTGATGGTAGTACATCTACTGCTTCAACTACAATTAGTGTTCCAGAAAATATAATGCCGACAAGTGCGGATAGAACATGTATCGCAGTAATTGATGAGTCTGATAGTCAAAGCGTTGCAAATATGGAATCAAGATGGACTACATTTAGAACTAATTGGCCTAATCGAACTTTCTATCTTTTAAACCCTAGAGGTAATTATGGTGGTGATGCTATAGTCTCTCATAGAACTCCTCCAACATTCTTGGAAGAAACTGATTCATCTACAATCGACATATAAATAAAACATGGCAGAACATAATTCACCAATTGAAGTAGGACCTGTACACCCAGGCTTTTTCTTTACAAAATATGCTCCAGTGGTAGGAAACATTGGAACAAATCCAAGTGGATGGGGTTATGGTGGAACCAATTTATATCCAGCACCATTTAGAAGTTTTTATCAACATCAGGTAAATGCTAATTGGTATCTAGGTCCTTATTGTAGAACAAAAGACGGAACTTCTGGTAGACTTAAAATTAGTATCTCAGATTATATTGGAAACATAGGATTTGTACAACAATGTTGGGTTGATTTTCCTAGAGGTGCATTTGACACAGATAGTAATGGAGATGTATATCCTACAAATGCAGAGTGGTGGAATACAACTGAAAAACATTGGGTAACAGTATATAATTTAATGGGTGGAAGTACTCTTATTGACGTACAGGTTGCAATTGGAGTAGGTGATGAAAATGCTGCTTCGCAGTTTACAACATTAGGAGGACAAGGATATACTCATTGGCCTACATTTAGAAATTATTTTAATGCTGCAATAAATTTAATAGGTGGTCAAACTAATCCACAAATATTATTTGGTGGTTTTCAAGGAACTTGTGGAGTTGCATCTGGTTCTGGAACTCAGAGTGGTACACCACAAGCAAATCCAAAATCAGGTGGATGGTTGAACAATATAAGTATGATACACTCAGGTGCTATAGGAGCAATGAATTGGGTTCTTGCTAATGACTCGGAAGCACATACATTATTAGGTGCAATATTTAATGCTATGACTGCTACTCAACAAGCAAATGCTGGAGATACTTTTAGTGATGGAAATAGATCAAATAATTTTGCAACTGCTCTTGGTACACACTTAGATCTAGTAAAAGATTGGTTGGAAAAAATGGATGCTTGGGCTGATAGTCAACTCGGAGAACCTCTAATATCAAGAGAAGCAAGCTTAGACAGAACATTAGAAATAACACAAGCAATTTTTGCTGCTGCTGATCTAATGATTAATGCGTGGTTTCTTCCTAATTTAAGACAAGCATATAGTAACTTTGGTCTAGGAAATGCTCCTGGCGCTGAAGGAACTGCATCAGATCCATACAAATGGAGGCCTCCTGATAATGTGCAACAAAACTTTGCTAGTTATTTAAATGATAATGGAACTACAGGAGCACCTTTTGGTGGAGGTACAGATTTTAGAGATTATATTCCAAGCACTACACCTCTTAAATCAGGGGAGCAAGAAAATGATTGGACATGGTACTTGACCTTATTAAATAGAGGTGATACAACTACAGTTCCATATGTAGACACAACTACTAATGAATTTGTTTTTGCAGAAAATTATGGATTTGGTAGAGGTGGTTCTGTTCAATCAGCTGATCCTTTTCTTAATAAAGTTGAAGCTTATACAAACCAACAAACTGCTAATTCTGTTGGAGCATTGTTAGATATGTCACCAGCAGCTCCAGTTTTTATTATTACAGTAGTTCCAATTCTTGTATTAGAAAATGCTGGTAAAATAATAAGGATATCAAAAGGTGGTTTGCCTGGCGCTACAAATTTAGATGCTTATGAAACTACAAAATTTGAAACTAGAATTAGTGCTAAAAATATGAAATTAGGAAATCCAAGAATGTATAATTATATGTTAAATACAGGTGATGCAAATGGAAACAAATTTACAGCGGTGCCATGAGTAAGATAACCTCAACAAATAAAAACAGTTTTAAAAACTGGTTAAAAACATACAAAGGTGCTTTTGGTTCCAACCATATAATAAAAGATTGTATGGGAATGGTAAAAGTATTTTTAACATCTTCTTCTGGTATTTCAAGTATTAAACCAGATCAACCTGTAAATATAGTTTTGTGGGATTATGATGAAACTGTAGATTTGACTGGTAGTTTAATTGAAGGTGAATACTATTATTTTCCTGCTACATCAAATGATAAAATTAAAATTAAAAATGGTACAAGTTCTATAAATACTCTTACTTTTGATGAAGATGGTCAATGGGTTGGTCATCCTTTAAACAGTGTTTCTACAATTGGTGCTTCAAAATTTAAAGTTGTAGGACTTGGAGGTACTTTAGTTCAAACACAAGTTAGTCCTACATATGCAATTTCTGCTAATACCACATCGGCAAACGAAGGAGATACAGTTACTTTTACCGTCACAACTACAAACGTTACAGATAACACAAGCGTAAGCTGGACTACGATTGGAACTACAAACTCTAATGATTTTACTGATAGTACTCAAACTGGATCTGTTACAATAAACAGTAATACTGGAACAATAACAAGAACTTTATCAAACGATATATCTGTTGGTGAAGGTGCTGAAAGTTTTCAAATACAACTTTACTCAGGTTCAACAACTTTAGCAACATCTCAAAGTATTGCAGTAGCAGATACTTCTGCTGCAACATATAATGTTTCTGGTGCAACAACTATCGTTGAAGGTAATACTGTAACTTATACCGTCAATACAACTGGAGTTCCAGATGGTACAACATTGTATTATCGTCACGATAGATCGAGTGATGCAACTCCATCATCAGGAAGTTTTACAATCAATAATAATACAGCATCATTTACAATTACAATTACTGATGATTATAGAGTTGAAGGTAATGAAACTCTTACAATGGACATTAGAGTGGGTAGTACTTATGGAACTGTCGTTGCGACAATGAACACTGTGATAAGTGATAAACCATTTACCATTGCTTTAACTCCAGTAGCAACAACAATAAACGAATCTACAACTTCTACATCAAATATTATTATCAATGTAACTACAACAGATGTTGCAGATGGCACTACATTTAGAGCATATCCTGTTGCGTCTGGTAGCAGTACAATAACTTATGGTTCTGGAGGTGACTTTGATAATCAGTACTATACATTCACCGTTAATAATAATGCTGCAACTATTAACCTACCTGTAACAAGAGATGGTAGAACAGAAGGAACTGAACAAGTAATTGTAGAAGTTAGAGATGCTAGCAATAGTAATGTAGTTGCATCTACACCAGCTATTACAATTAATGATACTTCCTATGTTGGTAAAAATCATGTAGGAAAAACTTTTGGGCCTATTAATGTTAATCGTGATAATGGCGCTACTTCAAATGCCTCAGATTGGTATACTATATGTGGCCTAGATAGTTTACCTGATGGATCTAAAATAGCGATATTTATTGATACCTCTGGTAGTATGACAATGAGTACAATTCAAGCATCATACGACCAATTGATTGCTAAATTACAAGCAAGAAGTATGGATGTTATTACCGTACAAAACTCACAAGAAGACTGGATTACACCATTTGATCAAATTCTGAATTAATTTTTATGATACAACTTGATGATATCAAGGCCCAATGGGCTGATGATAGTCGCATTGATAATGATCTTTTAGATAATGAATCAACAAAGATCCCACAACTTCATTCTAAGTATTTAAATTATCTAAGTGATGTTAGATGTTTAAAAATTAGAAAAGAACAAGAATACAAACTTTTAATTCGAGAAAAGTTTGAATACTATACTGGTAAAGCAGATGAGTCTGTGTATAAAGAACAACCTTTTGATCTAAAGGTATTGAAACAAGATGTTCCGATGTACATAGAATCTGATAAAGAAATACAAAACGTAGTAACTCGTATAAATTACTATGAGGAGATGATTTTCTTACTGGAAAAAATTATCCAACAAATCAACAATAGAACCTTCCAGATTAAGAATAGCATTGAATGGCAAAAATTCATGCAAGGTAGTATCTGATGTCACAGGTTAAAATCCAGAAAAAGAACGAAGTATATCTTTCGGTGGATTGCGAGACTCATATCAAATATGAGTTATCCGAATATTTTAGTTTTGATGTGCCTGGCGCTAAGTTCATGCCTCAATACAAAAAGAAAATATGGGATGGAAAGATTAAACTTTTCAGTCCTGCTCACGGTAGAATTTATTGTGGACTGTATAGTTACTTGACTGACTGGTTAGATAATCGAGGATATGAATATATTGATGTAGAAGATGAAGACTATGGTTTACCAAATGAAAAGAATAAAACAATTACACCTTTAGCAATTCATGATTTTGTTAAAAGTTTAAACATACCTTTGCAGGTGAGAGATTATCAACTTGCAGCAATTTATAAAGCGCTAAGATGGAATCGTAAGTTATTACTGTCACCGACTGCATCTGGTAAGTCTTTAATGATATATGCAATTGTGAGATGGTTTGTTGATAGTGGATCACAAGTTTTAATTGTAGTTCCTACCACATCTCTAGTAGAACAGTTGGTTGGAGACTTCAAAGAATATGGATGGAGTGCTAAAGATTACTGTCATAAAATATATTCTGGTGAAGAAAAAATATCAACAAAACCAGTGGTAGTAACAACTTGGCAGTCAATATACAAACTACCAAAGAAATGGTTTGAAAGATTTGATTGTGTAATAGGAGATGAAGCTCATCTATTTAAAGCAAAATCTCTTACCAGTATCATGACAAAGTTACATAACTGTAAACATCGAATCGGTTTTACAGGTACATTAGATGGTGAGAATGTAAATAAATTAGTTCTTGAAGGACTGTTTGGTACAGTCGATAAGGTAGTAAAGACAAAGAATTTGATTGATAAAGGATACTTATCTACATTAAAAATAAACATTCTATTACTACAGCATCACAAACAAACGTTTGACACATATAATGATGAGATAGAACACATCTGTTCTTTAGACAAGAGAAATAATTTTATTCGGAATCTTGCTGTCAATCAAACTGGTAACACATTGATACTTTTTGCAAGAGTTGAAAAACATGGGGAGCCCCTTTACAATTTGATAAATAGTAGTACATCTACTGATCGTAAGGTTTTCTTTATTTTTGGTGGTGTAGCTGCAGAGGAACGTGAATACGTTCGATACATTACGGAGAAAGAATCTGATGCCATTATTGTTGCCTCTTACGGCACCTTCTCAACTGGAATTAACATTAAGAATCTTCATAATGTAATATTTGCATCTCCTTCTAAATCTAGAATCAGAAATTTACAATCAATAGGTAGGGTTCTAAGAAAAGGAGATCAAAAAACAAATGCTACACTTTATGATATTGCAGATGATTTCAGTGACGGAGATAAAAAAAATTATACATTAAACCATTTGATCGAGAGAATAAAAATTTATTCTCAAGAAAAATTTAATTATGAAATTATTCCAGTTAATTTTCGGAAAGATGAATAAAGAAGAACCAAAACAAGAATTTACAGGAATGGTGAAACTTATAGGTGGAGAGGAACTTATTGGCAAAATTTTAGTAGACGAAGAAGTTGGTGGGTATATAGTTGACAGCCCATTCCTTGTAAAATCACATGTAATAACAACACCACATGGAGACATGTTTAAAGTAGATCTTATCCCTTGGATGAAATTCTCAAAGGATGAAATCTGTTTTTTGACGCACGACAAAGTTTATGCTGTTACAGAATGTGAAGATAGAATTAGAAGGTTATATAACACAACACTTAAAAAGTATTATAACGGTATCAATCCACAATCTAATAAGGTCGCTCTTGAAAAAGAGGACGGAAATTTAGGAAGTGTTGAAACCACTAGAGCTAGTCTAGAAAAAATATATAAATTAAATAGCTAAATTATCTCTGAACCCTTGACAGAGTTATTCTAAATAATTTTTGTATGTTTGTCAAGTGGCCACACTTGCACCAAACATATTTTTATAGTATAATATACTTTAGACAACCTAAAAATATATGGCTAAGAAAAAGGAACATTATGTGAATAACAAAGAGTTTCTAGAAGCTCTAGTCATTTATCGTAAGGAGGTTCATGCAGCTGCGGAAGAGGGTAAACCTCATCCAAAAGTGCCTGATTATATTGGTGAGTGTTTCCTCAAAATTGCTACACATCTATCTTATCGTCCAAACTTTGTTAACTACATGTTTAAAGATGATATGATTTGTGATGGTATAGAAAACTGCTTACAATATATCGATAATTTTGATCCATCAAAATCTACTAATCCATTTGCTTACTTTACCCAAATCATTTACTACGCCTTTTTAAGACGTATTCAAAAAGAAAAGAAGCAGTTGGATATTAAAAACAAGTTGTTGGAAAAATCTGGATTTGATGAAGTCTTTAGTGCTGACTCTAGTGCAGTTGGGTACAATGCTTCGGATATGAATAGTATCAAGGAAACATTAGAAATTCGTAATCGATGAAACACGGAAACTTAGAACCAGAGGAAACTGTTATGAAACCAACAGAAAGTTATGAACAGTTGTTACAACGCTTTACTAAAAGAGTTATACAACTAGAAGAAAAACAGGAAAAGGTAAGACAAGCACACGAAGAGTGGTTGAAGTACAATAAAGAATTGGAAAGACTTGAAGGGTCTATTCAAGCTGTTGAATATCTTGCTTTCGGTAAACTTCCTCACGATGGAAATCACGATGGTATGAAAGATCATAAACCAGCATCAATGCCTGTAGTAATTACAGGAGAAGTGCCTGGCACAGATGTATCTGATTTTGGGCCTGGATTAGTTCCAGAAGACATTTCAATAGATACAACTCAGGGTACTGTTACAGTTGGTGAGGGTGGTATAATCTCATCAGGTTTTGGTACTGAGAATATCAGTATAACAACAAATGACGGAACCATTACGTTATGACAATAGCACTGATCACAGATCAGCATTTAGACGGTAGAAAAAACTCTCAGGCTTTCTGGGAGTTTTTCATGAAGTTCTATGATAATGTATTTTTTCCTACGTTAGAAAAACATAAGATTAAAACTATCATAGATCTAGGTGATACCTTTGATAATAGAAAAAGTATGGACTTAAATTCTTGGCATAGAATTAAGACCAGATATTTTCAAGTGCTTGCTGATATGGGTATTGAAATTCATATGTTGGTTGGAAATCATACAGCATATTATAAAAACACAAATAAAGTTAATACACCAGATTTACTTTTAGATAGTTTTGATAATATTCATACTTATGATGAAGTAACTGACATAGAGATAGAAGGAAGAAAATTTACAATGCTTCCTTGGATTAATCCTGAGAACGAAGATCACGTTAGAAAACATTTAGATAATACAGACTCAGATGTAGTTTGTGGACATCTAGAACTCAATGGGTTTGCTGCAATTCCAGGCCATTACTTTGAAGGTGGTGGATGGGATAGAAGAGCATTTACAAAATTCAAAAGAGTATATTCTGGACATTTTCATTTCCCATCAGAGAAAGGAAATGTAAGATATCTTGGTAATCCTTATGAAATGTTTTGGAATGATTGTGGTTCTAGAAGAGGTTTTCATTTATTTGAACCATCTACACTCGCTTTAAAATTTGTCGAGAATCCATACACAATATTCAAAAAAATATTTTATGATGAGGATACATGGAACAATAATAATTTTAATCCAGCAGAATATAAAGATTGTTTTGTAAAGTTAATTGTAGTAAATAAAAACAATTCAATATGGCTTGACAGAATCATAGAAAGGTTGTATGATAGTGGTATTCATGACCTCAAAATCATTGACGATACCGTCATGGATCAGGAAGAGGTTGGAGGCGTAGAACACGAAGATACCTTAACAATTCTAAATAAGTATATAGAACAAATGGATGACAAGCTTGACAAACCAGAATTGAAGAGCATTATGAAGTCCATTTACTTAGAAGCCTGTGAGGTACAGTAATGTTTATTCTCACTATAAAAGACAAAGCAAATGATGGAGCCTATGCTGTCGAAAAAAAAGATGGTACTAGGATTCTCCAGATTTTTGAAGAGCAAGACGATGCGGAAAGATATGTTATGATGTTAGAAGAAAATGGTTTCTCTAACATGAGTGTATATGAAATTGAAACAAAACAAGCTATTGCAGCATGTGAAAACTTTGGGTATAATTATGCCATAATATCCTCAGATGACTTTGTAATCCCCATTAGCGAAAAGCATGATTTTATTTGAACAGATAAGTTATAAAAATTTCCTTGCATCAGGTAACACTCCAATCAAAATCAATCTTTCAGACCATGATACTACATTAATTGTAGGTCAGAATGGTGCTGGAAAAAGCACTCTTATAGAAGCTATAGTTTTTGCATTATTCAATAAGTCATTCAGAAAAATAAATAAATCACAACTTGTCAATAGTATCAACGAAAAAGATTGTGTTGTAGAAGTATCATTTAGTATAGGTAGAAATAAATATAAAGTTATTCGAGGAATGAAACCAAGTCTGTTTGAGATTTGGTGTAATGGCAAAATGCAGAATCAAGACTCTCATGTCAATGATCAACAAAAACATCTCGAACAAAATATTTTAAAATTAAATTATAAATCATTTACTCAAATTGTAATTTTGGGTAGTGCTTCGTTTGTACCTTTTATGCAACTGTCTGCTCCAAACCGCAGAGAGATCATAGAAGATCTTTTAGACATTCGTATTTTCTCTACAATGAATGTGTTATTAAAAGATCGAGTTAAGGTTGCTGCAGAAGAATATAGAGACAATAGTAAAGAAGTTGACTTCTTAAAAGAAAAAGCAGAAATGCAACAAGACCATTTGAAGAGAATGGAAAAGACTGCTATGAAAACTGTAGAGCAGAAACAAAAAACAATTACTAAATTTGAAGGAAAGAATATAGAATTAGAAAAAGTTATTAATGAATTTCAAGAAAAAATAGAAACGTTTACAGATTTAGATAACGTAAAGATACTCAAGGATATCAAAGCAGTTGAGAAAAAAATTACTACAAATACAAATCTAATAAAGAGAACAGAAAAAGAAAAAACATTTTTTGAAACACATGATGAATGTCCAAAGTGTACTCAATCAATTACAAAA